GATTAGATGTTCTTGCTACTTTTCTTAGAAAGTCTACGCTTTCTTTATTTAATTCTAATTTTAAATCCATAGTTTTATTTTTTATTTTTATTTAAAATCTGCTTTAGATGTTTTCAAAAGATATTCTTCTACATCAGATTCTTGCATTCCGTGTATGGGGTTACCACACCATTCATCTATTCCATCAAAATAATATAAATCTCCAAAAGGATTTATCATTTGTCCATCTGAATTAAATATTGCCATTTCATACTCATTGTATTCTGAATATGTAAATTGCCCATTTATAATAGATACATACCATCCGTTATTAAAGTCTACAATTGCTCTGTATTGATAGGTAGCGTATGTTTTATGATACTCATAATCTTTTCTCCAAAGAATATCTTTAAACTTTAAAGTATTATTATTAGCATCACCAAGAGGTAATGTCTTATGATGATTGAGTATCTCAATTTGGTCATCTCTTAGCGTTAATGTATTTTCCATTAAATCCATAGTTTTATTTTATTAAAGTGTATTTAGCATAAGATACTTTGTCACCAAATTTATCTCTACTTGTTTCTCTTTCTGATTTAATATTATATCCATCTTCTTTTAAGTCAAAGATTATTGCTGATAATCTCATTGCAGAATAATCAAAAAATGCTTGTCTAGGTGTAATAGACTTACCTTCTTTTAAATGATATAACACTTTTTCTTTCTTACTTAACTTTGCCATAATTACTTTAATTTAGTTTGATAATATTTATTAAATGATTGAAATAACTGGTCGAGCTGTGGTGTCTCTTTGCAGTCTTTTTTAAATTCATCTACTTTACTGATGAAGTCTTGCATTTCTGATGACAGACTTTCTTCACGAGAACCATAGTTCTTATCGTTTTCTACATACATTAAAGCTCTGTTGAGAAGTCTACGTGCTTCTAACATTTCTAAATAATGTTTTGACGCTATATTTTTTAGCGTTTCTTCTAGGATTTTTAAATCCTTATCACTGTTTTCTTTCATAATATCTTGTTTAAGTCTTGGGGCAAACCCCGTTAATTTATCTTTATATATATACTCACCTTCAAACTCTATAATGTGATAGTCTTTCAGCTCTACATCATCATGAGTTCTTTTTGATTCAGTGTCATATAGCATATTCAACTGATTATACAATGAAGATATTTCATATATAAGCTCACTTTCTGTTTCTTGGTCTGCGATAGGATGAGACTCCATTAGTACTATCGTCCTCATTATATCTTGGGCTATTTTTTTATTATCTTGTATCTGTTTCATACTATTTAGTTTTACTTCCATATACATATTTGTTAATACTAGTGAATACAAATCCTGAGATTAGACCCACGAACAATGCGCCCTGCGTACCAGTTGATGCTGTTAATAATATAATACCTGCTGTGTATAGCAAGTCTACTAACAGTCTCATCGTTGGATTACGCAAAGCCCATTCTGCTTTTGTGTCCTTTAACATCCAGTATACACCGAATGCAGTACCTATTGCTGATATTAATACCATTACTTAATTTTTTTATTGGTTAATCTTTCTTGTTCTTGAGCTTCTCTAAATTTTTCAAGGTTTTCTTGCATTCTTTCGAATCTCTTTTCTTGTTGTATGGCGCTAATAATTATTATTAGAAACCAAACTGACAACACGCATAAAAATGCTATTATCATTAATTGAACTTCACTCATAATATATTCCCTGTTCTTAGTTATTGTATACTCAAGGGTGTTGTTTTTAGGTATACTATTAGTTTGCTCCCACACTCAATATTCTCTACGTGAATGTGGGTTAGTGTTTAGACAGACTATGCAAAGTAATTGTTTACTTGTATGTCTAGCACTTGTTTAACATGTCTGTCAAAATCTTCTTCGTCTATCGTTAATAGCTGGGAAGATGGTGTCATCCTAGTTGATAAGTCTTTTACTTCAGCCTTTACATAGTTGAAGTTTTTAAACTTAGGTTCAAAGTCTGTTGCTTTGAGAAATCTGTATGTCCAAGTACCTGGTACTTTAATGACATGGTAACCGAAAATTGTTTTCATTCTATTTATTTAGATGATTAATGATTTGTTTTAATGCAAACTTTGTGTTACACGGGACTTGCATATGTCCTAAAAAACCCCGAACTTTGGTGGGTGAGTGGTCTACTATTACTTAATAAGTACTAAACTTCTAAATAACATATAGACAGTTATACCACTTACATTCTTAGATAGTGTACTATTAAACTACTGATAATCAGACAGTTATATAGATATTACCTCAAAAAACATATAATATATAGGTTAAATAAGGGTATAGAGAGAGTATACTTCATACAGTTACTTGGGGATAAATATGCCTAAAAGTGTCTTCAACTTGCTTATGTTTTATAGTATTACAAGATAAATCTGACGTTTTAGAGTCATTGTTAATAACTTTATAGCCTTTTAATTCCAGGATTTCTACCATCTTAATGTGTTTGTAGTGCTTTCTTATCCTGTTTACTGCTATTCTTTTGTCTACAAGTTTATAATCTGTTATCTTAATAGACGATTTAATTCTCTTTCTCATAATTATATAGTTTCTATTGAGTAGTTAGCATATCGTTTTCTGTTTAAGTTGTACTTAAATCTTGTGGTCAGAGTAAAGTATCTGTTACCAAGTCTTGAGACTTTAGTTAGTAACATAACTGGGTTCTCTTCTGTACCAATAGTCTTTATGTACTCCATGAATGTCTTCATGTTTCTTTTCTGCATTTCACTCCATGTTGATTCTAGTCTTTGTGGCAAGTCTGAGTAGAAGTGTACTGGTAATTCCTCCCAGCTTCCTTCCTTGTCGTACTTGCAGTTCACGTTTTCTATGTAGGCCTTGATGTACTTTGTTCCATCGTTGTCCCTCGCTACAATTGTTTTGTTCAGGTTGAACTGCTCTGTGTAGCTCTGTAGTATAGTTGTTTTGTATACCTTTGGTATCATACTATACTTTCTTAAATATGTCATAAGTTAATTGCCTGTTACCAGGTCTTTGTTAAAATAATTAATTGATTAGTGTTTACTTTTTTACTTTATTAAACAAGTGCTTAATAATAATTTCTGTGTTAGCTATATTACAACCTATAGCGAAGCCTAGTTGTCGTTTACCAGACTTGTGGTGATTGTAATACTGAGCGGACATTACTGAGCCGTCAATGTAGCCTTTGGTTTTTACACCGCCTTCATCATACATACGTTTCATCTGCTCTGCTAGTTTCTGTTTTTGTTTAGTTGTCATAATTTAATAATGCCTATGTTAGTCGAGAAGGACTTTACTCTAGTTAATTGTTATTTATTTAATGTTTTTAATAATTCATCTAACGTTCCGCTTGTTGTGGGCTTAACGTCTTCGACTTCATCATCTACAAGAGGTTTTTGTTCTTGCTTAGATTCAGTGTCCATATACTCTTTGATTAAAGGTTTTACCTCTTTAATAATATTGAGTATTGACAGACCATTTTCTTTAATGTCTTGAGAGGTTACCTCTACAGATAACTCTTCTAGTTGAACTTGGTCTTCGATTTTAAGATTTTTAATAGTAAATTTCATTGTTATAACGCCTATAATAGTTGAGAAGGGCTTTACTCTGATTAATAATTGATTGTTATTTAGTTTGATTTTGAATTAGATTGTCGATATAATTTAGCGCTACTCCGACAATTATAAGTAGCGTAACGTCATGTATTATTTCCATAGTTTTAGCTTTTTAGTTTTTTAATAGAAATAATAAGTAATACTAATACATATATAGCTAGTCCGCAGAATATCGTTGGTGATATAAATTCATTAGCGAAAGCTATGGTTAATGAAATTAGTAAAAACATCATGTAATAGAAAATTAATAGTAACATAGTAATAATAGTTTTGTGAGTATTAAGTTACTGTTTCATCTTTTTAGAATCATCAGATAAGATACACATCTTATTACAGTGAGTCTTTTTAAATCATACTCAGGATTATTTATTTAGTATTCGTTTAGTATTAGTTCTTCCATTAGCCATATATCATCGTATGACATATAGCTATTTATTGTTACAACTAATTTGTTTTCGTTTACAAAATAACCTTTATCTACTGCATTATTGCTACCATTCCAGCGATGTGCTATACGTCCTATTTTTTTTAAGTAAAATTCGTACTTCCATATAGGTAATCTAGTCTCTGGACATTCTTTTACAAATGCCTTATAAGTAACTGATTTAGTAACATTTTTGTCAAGATAATAGTTTTCCATAATAATTTAGTTTTGTGAGCATTATGCTCTGATTAATAAAATTAGACCCCCGTATGAGGATTGACATGTATGAGGGGGAGATACACACATAAAGCCTCCCTCATTTTATAACGAAAAAAATTTTATTTTTGTAATATGGATGTCAACTTAGAAAATGGTAAGATTGTAACAACTGAGAATGGCTTTTACTGTGTGGACAAATATTACCGTGATTATGTCGTAATGCTAAAAGACTTTGAAGAAATAACAGAACAGTTTATTAATAATGACTTTGAGATATTATCGCACAAGTTTTATATTATGAATAGATTTTTAACTGAAGAAGAGTTCAGAGAGGAGTTTGTTGACACACCACAAGAATTTGTAATACCAGGTTACAGATATATGGTAAAGATATATTTGAAAGGAAAAGAGTAAATTTGCAATATGTATTTATTAAAGGTGAGCAAAAAGGGTAGCATCCATAAGGACGCTGACTCTGTAATGATAATACCTGAGTTTACAAAACTTATGAAAGCTGAAGGTATGGGTGAGACTGCTATGAAATGGGTAGCTCTAATGTATGACTACGAAAGTCCCTATAGATATTTGAGTGAAGGTGAAAGGGAAAAGGCCGTAAGTAAAGACTTGTACGATACCTATGACTGGAAAGGCAAAAAAAAATCCGTGCTGCAAGCAGCAGTAGATAAGTACAAGAAACTTCAGTTTGACCCATTAGACGAGCAGTTAGCAGCATTCAATGCTAAGATAGACCAGTTTACTAAGTATATGAATAGTATGATTATCAATGACGATAATGCAGAAAGTCTACAAAAACTTATGATTGGTATAGAAAAGATATTGAAGACTAGACAGACATTGTTAGATGTAATTGAGCGTAGAGGTGAAAGGCAAAAGATTGTCGGTGATAAGCAACTTAGTTTTTTAGAGAGCAAGCTAGACAGAGATAATGATAAATAAAGACGTACAAAGATATAGACCTGTAGTTAATAATGGACATCCTGATTTAAGTCCAGACTCTATATCGTATCAAGAATACTGGGAACAAGAAAGAGACAGATGTATTAATGGCTTTAAACCTAGAGGCATGGATAAAATCTCTGGCAAGTATTACTTTTACTTAAACTACTTTAAGATATTGGGTAACTCAGGAGAGAAAGGTAATCGTAAAACTCTTATTAGTCCTTGGTACAGGGAAATGGACAGGGAGTACTTTGAGCTGTTTGAGACATGCAAGGAAGAAGAAAAAGGAATGATTGTAATTAAAGCTAGGGATAAGGGCTTTAGTTATATGAACTCAGGACTGCTAGCGCATGAATATACATTCTTTCCCTTTAATGATGTAGGTGTAGCAGCAGGATTGCAGTCATCAGCCTCATCTTTTTTTAATAAAGTAAAAAATGGACTTAATAATATACATCCTAACTTTCGTCATTCAAACCTTAGAGACACTGACGAGATATATAAAGCAGGATATAAAGTCAAGAATAAAGACGGCAAATGGGAAGTAGGCGGTTATCAGTCGCAGATTATATGTCGAACAATGGATAACCCTGAAGTATTCAAGGGTGAACGTTTAGGTGTTATGGTATTCGAAGAAGCAGGAGAGTTTAAGAGACTCAAGAATGCTTACATGTCTTCTAAAGCATGTTTTATGGACGGTGATATACAATATGGCGTTCCTGTCATTGGTGGTACGGGTGGAGACATTACTAAATCCTCTAAAGACTTTATGGAGATGTATTACAACGCAGATGCGTTTAATCTAATTCCTATGTTTATACCAGCAAGTAAAGCTTACTACGGCTTTTATAATATAGAGACAGGAGAAGAAGACGAGGTAGGGGCCAGAAAGAAACTTGAAGATGACCGTAAAAAAGTAGAGACAGACCAAAAAGCTTACAACTTACACTTGCAGAACTACCCGATGACAGTTGAAGAGGCTTTCTTAAACACCAAGTCTAGTAGGTTTGACATTTCTCGTATTAACGGGCAACGTGGTAGAATTATGGCAGACACTAAATATAAAGGTCAAATACAAAAAGGAAATTTAAATTGGACTATAGACGACAACGGCTTGGAAGCCGTGGAGTTTGAACCACACCCACACGGAAAATTTAAAATACTCGCACACCCGAAAACCAACTTCGTTGGTTTAGATATAGGAGGAGTAGATAGTTATGACCAAGATGAAGCAGGGGCGAGTACGTCTGAGGGGTGCGCCATGATATATAGAAGATTCTTAAATGTAGATGAGCCAGGAGACTATTTAATAGCAGAATATACTGATAGGCCTGAGAGAAAAGAAGACTTTTATGATGGTGTATTGAAGCTGGCGGTTTACTATAATGCTAAGATGTTGATAGAATATACTAAAATAGCCATCATAGATTACTTTAAAAAAGAAGGTATGCAAAAGTTTTTAAAAGAAAAGCCTGCGTCTGCACATAACATCAAAACTAAAACCAGAAACACTTACGGTGTACATATGAATAAACAAGTAAAGTCTTACATGGAAGACCTTATGGATGACTACATTAGAAGCAATATATCTGACGTTTGGTTTTATGATTTACTAGAAGAGCTGTCTTTTTATGGGCAACGTAATACTGACCGTGCAATAGCTTTTGGACTGTGTTTGTTGCATAATAATGATAATTATAGGCGTAAAGTTTTGGATGTGGACGAAAAAATTACTAAAGAGTCGCTTGGTTTTCGTAAATTTGCAATTAATAGTCAAGGTATACCAAAAAAAATTCGATAAATGTATAACACAATTACATTTCCAAAACAGCTATTATTAGATAGCGAAAAAACAGAAGAATGGTGCAATGCTATGATAGACGCTATCATTAGCACAATGAACACAGATGACTCACCATTAGTACACTCAAGATTAGATGATATAAGAAATTATAACATTTACAACGGACATGTTGATGTTGATGAATATAGATATGTAACAGAGCAGTATGGGGCTTCGTATCCTGCAAAACTAGTTAACTATCCAATTATTAGCCCAAAGATTGACTTACTTATGGGTGAAGAGTTAATGAGGCCACTTGAAAAAAATATATCTACTATTAATAAAAATGCAACAATAAGGAAATTAGATACAAAAATTGCAATAGAAGTCAAAAAATACATAAACGAACAACTAGAAGAGCTAAGAGCAAAAACACCAGAGTCTATATCTTTAGAGTTAGATGACTTACCTATGCCAGATGACGTAGAAAAGTTTATGGCTTATACTTATAAAGAGGCTGTAGAAGAGGTTGTTGAAGATGGATTGGACTATATTATCAATAAATACAATTTAAAAGATGTATTCAAGACAGGGTTTAGAGATATGCTTGTTACGTCTAAAGAGTTTTACAAAATATACGCTAAAAATGGCGACCCTTATGTCAGACGTGTAGACCCAAGAAACTTAATATATGACACAAACTCTGAGTCTGATTATTTAGATGATGCTCAATGGGTAGGTGAAGAAAGATGGCTGTCAGTAAACGAAGTCTTAGATGAGTTTTACGAAGTTTTAGATAGAGAACAAGTTAATCATTTAGAAGAAATGAGTAGGGTAAACTCTATGAATGCTGCTAATGTTTACAATCAAGACTTTGAATGGTTAGACTGGAACGAAACCACAGGTACTAGAGTAAGAGTAGTTACTTGCGAATGGAAGTCTATCAAGCCTATTAGATTTAAGGTGTCTGAAAACAAATACGACCCTGAAAGACCTTTCAAAAAAGTAGTTCCAGATAACTACAAAAAGAAAAAAAGCGATGATATAGAGACTAGATATGTAGACGACATCTGGGAAGGAACTAAGATAGGTGGAGTAGTATTAGTTAATTGTCAGCGCAGACCTAATCAAGTACGTTCTGTAGATGATTATGCTTCTACACCATTGTCTTATGTAGGTGTTATTAGAAACAATAGTACAGGTAGGCCACAGTCACTTGTAGACTTACTACATAATATTCAAATGCTTTACAATATAACAATGTATCACATTGAGTTAGCCATGGCTCGTTCAGGTGGTAAAGCTGTAGTATATGATGTTTCTCAGTTACCCACTAATATAGGCATGGACATGCAAGATGTAATGTATCATTTGAAGAATGATGGTATCATACCTATTAACAGTAAAGATGAAGGTAATCAAGTATCTACATTTAATCAATTTCAACAAGTAGACTTTACTATATCTCAGTCTGTCTCTCAATTATTTAATTTAAAATTAATGCTTGAGGAAACTGCTGGACAAATATCTGGTATTAACAGACAAAGAAGTGGAGCTATAAACACAAGTGAATATGTGGGTAACGTGCAAAGGTCGGTACAACAGTCTGCATTATCTACAGAGTCTTGGTTTTATTTACACAATCAAGTAAAAAAGCGTGTTTTAGAGCGTGCCGCTAACCTTATGAAAGTATGTTGGGCTGGTGGTACTAAAGCAGCTACTATACTTGGTGATGGGGCTTATAAGATATTAAACGTATTGCCAGGGCAAATACCAATGAATGACTATGGTTTATTCTTAGGTGATAGCGCTAAAGAAATGAATGACAAACAAATTGTCAATCAAATAGCGCAAGCCGCTATGCAGTCTGGACAAGCTGGGCTTTTAGATGTTTTAAAGGTTTTAAAAGCTGATACTGTAACTGAAGCAGAAACCACTTTAGAAAAAGCTATGGCTGTTATGCAACAGCAATCACAACAGCAACAAGAAGCTATGCAGCAACAAGCAGAGATGCAGGAAGCGATGAAGCAAGCTGAACACGGTAGAGCTGTAGAGCTTGAAAACCTAAGAGTTGGCGGTAAGATTAAAGTTGCTGAAATAGAAACTGAAGCTAAAAAAGAGATAGCAGATATAAGAGACGATGGTGAAAGAGACATCGCAGACATGAAAGAAAAAGTTAAAATGAAGTCTGAAGGAATAGAGCCTGAACTAGAACCAAAAACAAGTCCAGGTTCTGGGGATGTAAAATCTTTAGACGAATTATTAGGATAAGTCGTATATTTGCAAAGGAGTAACAAATAAAAACAATTATGTCAGAAGAAAATAAAAGTGCAATAGTAGATAACACAGAGTCAAGCAATGAAGATTTTAATCCAATTGCATTTGGCGATACGTTTATCCCTGAAAAGGATGCAACTACTGAAGCTGTTGAAGAAACAACAGAGGAATCAGTTGAAACTGTCGCTGAAGAAAGTGATGATTGGTCATTCGATGAGCCGACAGAACCTGTTGCTACAGAAGAAGCTAAACCAGGTGATGAAGCAGCGAGGGACGAAATTAACTGGTCAAGAATTGCAGCTCAGCTTGGACTTGATGGAAAAAGCACTAAAGAGGAAATCCAAGAAGCTTTAAAAGCTGCGGAAACTAAAAAAGAAGACGAGCAGAAAGATGCTCCTTCTAATGAGTTCGACCAAATGAACTCTTTATTAAAGTTAGACGATAAAGGTTTAATGGTCGAAGAATTAAAAGCAAGAGGTTTTGCAGATGCTGAGGTTGAAGACTATATTGACAGACTTGAAGATGCTGGTACATTAAAGTATGAAGCTTTAAAAGTTAGAAACGATATAAGAAAACATGTAGTTGATAGTGAAGCAAAAGCTAAAGAAGAGGCTAAGATTGCCGAAGAGCAAAAAGCAAAGCAAATAGAAGAAAACAAAATAGCTTTGCAAAAAACTATAAAAGAAAGAGAAGATTTTTATGGTTACAACTTAGGAAAGGAACAAAAGAAAGAAGTATATAAATACATCACTAGTGGTGATTTTTATAAAGATTTAAG